ACACCAGCCACGGCAGCACCTGCAAGCACCACCATCTTCCCGATGAGCTTGCCAATCCCGGACAGAACCGCCGTGATCGCCGGACCGGCAACAGCCCACACACCCTGGACGAGGGCCACTGCTGCGGAGGCGAAATCCTCCAACATGCCCCACAGCCGGGAGATGCCCTCACGCAGCTGGGCACCACGCTGCTGCCACACAGTGAGTTTGCCCACGGTTTCGTTGTCATCGAAGGCGTCGGTGACGGCGAGACCACTCCACATGTCCTTGAAGGCCTGCTTCACCCGACCGGCCACCTCCGGGATCGCACCCAGCCGGTCATGGACCGCTGTCAGGATGACGACAAGGGTGTCGGAGGGGTCCACCCCGAGAATGGTGGCGACACGCTCATCGAGGCGACCGTGCACCAGCAGATCGAAGATGGCGGCGAACCCGTTGCGCACCTGAAGCAGCCAGCCAACCAGTGCGGAATCCTCCTGGACGTTGAACGCCTTGGCGAAACGACCCGAAAAATCGTTGCGGGCAATGATGTCCCACAGGCCACCCAGGGCATCCTTGAGGCGACCAATACCGGCTACCGCACCGCCACCGTGCAGGGTGCGTCCTATCGCGTCGAACGCGGGGGCCAAGAGGTTGCCGATGCGTTCACCAACGCGCTTGGACGCCTCCTCCAGCGGAGCCATCGACTTGGTGAGGTCCTGGAACATGGGGGCGAGCCGGGGGAATGCACCCTGCATTAATCCTGCGCCCATGCGGCCAATCGAGGCACCCATGTTCTTCAGCGAGCCGGCAAACGTGTCACCCGACTTGGCGGCCGAACCACCCAGCGAATCATCCATGGCAGCAGCGAACGTTTTGAAGTCGATCTGCCCCTTCGACACCATGTTTGACACGTCTGCCTGGGACTTCTTCAAATGCTTCGACAGAGCCTGCAGCACCGGAACACCGGCAGAAGTCAGCTGCATCATGTCATCGCCCTGCAGCTTGCCGCGGGCAGCCACCGAGGAGAAGATCTTGCCTGCGTCGCCCATGGACATTCCGGCAATCGTCGCCGTGTCCGCGACAGTGCGCAGCGTGGATGCCAACTCCTTGCCGGGCTTGATCCCAGTGGCAACCATCATCGCCGATGTGGTGGCCGCCTCCTCCAGACCGAAGGAGGTGCCCTTCACCGAGGCGGTGGCATCCTGCATGATCTGGTCAACATCCTTGGCGGAGTTGCCCAGACCGAGCAGTTTCTGCTTGGCGTTGTCGATGGATTCGAGACGGCCAAAGCCCTTCTTCAAGGCTAATCCGACCCCGGCCACGGCACCTGCGGTGGCTGCTCCAGCACCGGCGATGGCTGCCTTGGAGGCTACGCCGGTCGCTTTGGATACCGTCGCATTCACCCGCCCCATGCCGGACGAAATACGGCTGTTCAGCGTCTGCACCGCCCTGCCAGCCGAGGTCTGCGCCATACGGGGCATCGCCTCGAACGGGTTCGGCAGCGTCTTCTTGAAGTTCGCCAGCGACCGTTTGAGTGGCTGCAGCATCCTCGGGGTGCGCCCGATGGATGCCTTCTTGGCGGCGTCCAGCTTCCTCTCGGCATCCGAAGCCGCCTTGGAGGCCGACGCCTCCTTCAGCTTGGCCTCCGACAGGGCCTTGGTGGCGCGGGCCTCACGGTCCTGCGCCTTCAATGCCTGCAGCGAGTCGGCACCATACCTGCGGGTGGCCTCCGCTGCTTCACGGGTGGCGATGGTGGCCTTGCGCTGCGCCGCCTGGGTGGCTTCACCGGCGCGCTGGGACACCCGGGAGGCACGGTCGAATGCCGACTGGGCGGCACTCAGATTCGCCTTGACATCCGTCGTGCCAGCCTTGGAGCCGGCAGACAGATGCCTGCCAATCGTGCGCCCCGTACGCTCCGAGGCGCGCTGCGTCGAAGCCAGAGACGACTCGATCTGCTTGAACGCGCCGGACTGGAACCGCACCGACAACGACAGGTATCCCTGCGCAAGCTCGGTTGCCATGGTCACCCCCTGGTGAGACGTGCCAGCATCGCATCTGCGTCGGCACGGGTGATAGGTGTTCCGTAATGCTGTGTGGTGTCCTCGTCCCACGGGCGAGGCACCGGCTTGGGTTTACGCCCCTTGCTGCCACCCAGGGACCACCAGAACATGTTGAATTGATCGAATCGGGCCGCCTGAATCTGCTCCGTCACCGTCCAGGCGGCGTACGGGTCACAGACGGTGGCCAGCGGCGACCCAGCCGGGGCATGACGGCAGGCGACGAACACGTCACGCCACCGGGTTGAACCGGCACCGGACGCCTCACGAAGCCGCAACCCCAACCGCAGACACTCGTATTCGACCTCGGATCGGTGCTCCGCGATCAGTCGGCGGAGCCAGAGGATTCCGGGACACTCAACTCCGCAGCCTCCTCGTAGGCCTTCGCATAGGCATCGGCGAACTTGAACAGGTCGGACTGGCGCCAACCGGTCGTATCGACACCAACCAGTTTCGGAAGCCGAACGGTGGCGAGGATCGAGTTGGTTTCGGCAGCCTCACCCAGAGCCTCGAGCACCTCGAGGGTGGGGTCGGCGATCTGGTTGGCGTCGACCTCCACATCACGGTCACCAACGTGCAGAACGGTCACATCAGACATTCAAAACTCCTTGAGCATGAGGGGTGCCCCCGGGTGTGCCGTAGCGGCAAGCCACACCCGGGGGCGGACTATAGGGGATCAGGAACCGGAGCCGGAGGGGCTCGGAGGTGCTGGCGTAGCCGGAGCGGCCATATGCCAAGTGAGGAAGTTGCCCTTCTCGTCCTTGAACAGCTCGATGGTCGTCTTGAAACCGATCGCCTGATCCTTCTTGAACTCCAGGCCGTCAACACCAGTCACCTGACCATCGCCGATGTCGAGGATTCCCTCACCCTGACCATCGGACAGCAGGAACGCCCAACGCCTGTGGGGCATGATCCGGCCGTCAATGGAGATGCCGGTCACTTTGCCGTTAGACACGCTCACCGCGTCCTCACCGAACAGGGCCTTGCAGGTTTCCACATCGGTGGAGATGAACGTCACCTCGATGGAGGCCTCAGAGTTCTTCTGGATAACGGCAACAGTGTCAAGGTTCCAGTCCTTGATTTTGTCGGTGCCGAAATCAGTCTTGATGGACACGCCATCATCATTGATGTAGCCCAGCTTGATGTAGCCGGTCAGCGGATCGGGGGCCTTCGTGGGGCGCTTAGTGTCCATTGGGGCGGTTGCGGCATAGCCACCCACCTTAGGGGACCCAATGCGGACAGTGGACAAGTCCTGAACCATGATTACTCCTTATGCTCTCGGATTGTGGACAAGAATGGTGGTGGACATGGTGTAGCGGGGATGGCCGTCAGGATCCGGCAACCATGCCGGGGCGGTGCACGAAGTCGAGGTGAGATACCGCCCGGAGGCGTCATATCCCTCCAGTCGGCCCAGGGCGACGCGCACATCGTCTGTCAGACGTGCCGCGTTAACCGCATTGGGACAAGTACAGACCACGGCGACGGTGCGCTCATCTAGAACCAGATCCCGAATGGGTGGCCCGCCGGTGGCACGAACCTGCACATGCTCCCCATCCAGATCGACGGGAAGCTCCGTGGACACGGTCACCACAGGGTGGCCCAGCTCGGCCAGAGGCTGCTGGAGCGCCTCAACGAGAAGTGCCTCGATCATCGTGTGCTCCTTGCCTTGTCGAGGCAGGCCATGAACCCGGCCGGGTCGTGGGACACCAGCCACACCCCGAACCCGGTGGCAGGCCGCACCGTGTAGCGGGCACGGTTGCGCCCCGGCTCGGTGACCACCTTGAAATGCGGGCCCGGCTGTCCCGACCGGTGCCCCGCCTGATACGCCCGCGCCCATCGGTTGGCGGCCTCGCAGGCGGGCTCGGCCAACCCATGCACCTCGGCGCTCACCTGGTCGCTCTTGAGGGTTTGGCGGATGGCCTCGTGGTGGAGTTTCAGTCGCATCTCAGCCATGCCACACCTCCAGATAGAACCGGTAGCCCGGCTGGAAGGCGAACGGGCCGTGATTCCAGTCCTGCGGCTCCCCATCCACCTCGAACGTGGTGCCCAGAATCTTCACTCGGTCACCGATGGACGGCTGCCACGGTGCCAGCACGGCCAGACGCCGCGTGGAACGGTTGATACCCTGCTCGGCAAGCTCCTCGGCGGTCAGCTGATGCCAGCCGAACACCTTGCGAACCTCCGGCTCAGCCCACCTGCGGATCGGGTTGCCGTGGGCATCGCGCCCATCGGCGTCGATGCGGGCAATGTGGGTGACGGTGTGCCGGGCGATCACGGCTGCTCCAAAAGGTCAATGGAGGCCGCCGTCGCCACCCCCACACCCATCCGGGCCTTCTCAGCCCGAGTGAGATACAGGTCGCCGGTCGGGTTGGCAAACGACATCTGCTGGGTGAACGGCCCTGCGGTCTCGTTGAAACTCGACACCCCATCGGGCAGATCGACATCCACGCTCATGGCGCGGCGCACCACCGCACAGCAGATGGCACGCAACGTCTGCTCCGACACCTGCTCCCATCCGGGAACCGTGTCCCGGATGAGGGCGGAGGCGTCAGCTAGCAGAACGGCGGCACGAGCCTGCTCTGCCTCCGACAGACCACGCCACCGCGCCTCCAGATCAGACACGGTGGCGAACGGGATATCTGCCATGATCAGGAACCGCTGCCAGACGGCTTCGGGGCGGCAGGGGTCGTGACAATGGCGAAGTGATCAACGAACGCATACCAGCCGTAGACGATCTCCAGGCGCAGCGCGATCTGGTTCTTGCGGGCCAGATCACCCTGACCGTCCGGGTCGCCACGGTCGATGAGGGTCACCGGAATGTTGCGCTGAACACCCCAGCGCAGACCGTTGGCCCAGTCGCCGACGATGGCGCGCACACCGGTGTCCTGAGCCTCGGGGCGGCCCGAGACGGTGTTGGACTGCGCGGTGGGCAACCCCATGAACGAGGTGATGTCGGTGCCGAAGCCCAGCTGAGGGTAGCGAAGCTGCGAGGTGGCCCCCGAACCGTCCTTCGTCTTGAGGGAGGCGAGGTCCCAGGCAAAGGAGGAGTCGAAGGCGGCGCCCGTGACGGCGATGGGCTTCGGGTTCTTGATGAGCATGCCAACGGCGTTGCGGAACTGGTCGTCCACATCGGTCTTGGAATCACCGGTGATCACCTTGGGGGTGGTGGTGATGTTGTTGGTCCAGCCTGGAATCTTGGAGCCGGTGAGCGGGTTGATGGCGTGGATGACACCGAAGTCGAGCGCTCGCGCAAGGGCAGTGGAGCCGGAGCTGGCAAGGGTCTGGAGGGCGCCCAGCTGGTAGTCCTCGTCGGCCCACTTCACTTCCTCGGAGAACCGCATCGTCACCTGTGCCTTGTGGGGCACGGCGGTAACGGAAGTGAAGGAGCCGCTGGTGGACGACTTTTCACCGTTCTCCTCAACGAACTCGGCTTTCGGCACATCGTTGAACACCAGGTAGTCGACGTTTCCGAAGCGCATCGGGTCGGCTCCGGACAGCCGGGACACGACGGATCCCTGCTGGGCTTGGGTGATCATGCCGGCTGCGATTTCGCGAGGCAGCAACGGCTTTGTGTCGGACAGTGAGAACACGGACATGATATGTCCCCTTTCGAATCAGTCCCGGCCAAACAGTTGGCGCATGAATGTGGACGTTGTGTCAGATGTGTTGGGGGTGCGTGTGTGATCGATCACCGGGTGCGTCTTGCGGGCCTCGGCGGCCCAGGTGGTCAGCGCCTCAGCTGAGGAACGCATGGCCTCCAAGGTGTCCCCGCTGAGCAAGTTCGCCGGAACACCGGTGTCGGAGGACACCTCGTCTGCCCAGCTACGCCGCTGCTCGGCAGCCTCGAAACGTTTGATCGTGGCCTGGGCGTCGGCCAGCTTCTCAGCATCGGTGCGCTGGGCATCCTGCAACTCGGCCAACTGCCGTGCGGCGTCATGGTTGGCCTTCGCCCGGGACTCCCACTTGCGCGCCTCGGCCTTCCAGTCGGTCTCGGCAGGCTTGGACTCGCCGGTCTGCGGTGCAGCATCCTGAGTCTGCGTCTCGACAGTCTCGGTGGTTTCGGACATGATCGTCATCCCTCCTAAGGGTTGATGGGTGCCATGCGGCAATGAGGCCCCGCCGTGCGGCAGGGCACGACAAGCAGCCCTCGCACCACACGGTGAAGGGCTGGTCGAAAACTAGTGGGCCACTGGAACGATGTTTCAGTAGGTGTCAGTCGGCATGTACACCATCGGTGTACTGGTCAGGATTGGCGCGGCGCATCGCGGCGAGAATGTCTGTCTCCGATCCGCTGCCTGCACGGGCGCGGCCCTGCTCATACAAGGCCAGGTAGGCGTCTGGGTCGTAGCCTGGCAGCTGCGGTGTCGACCCGCGCTTGCCAAACGAGGGGACGATGGCGCAGTCGCAGCCGGGGTGATACCGGGTGAGGCCACCGGCAGAGGCTTTGCTGGCATACACCCAGCCGCGTGAGGCGAGCATGGTGCAGAACGTGCATGTCCTCGCGCCTTGCGGCACCCGGGCATATCTGGTGCAGGCCCTGTCGGCTGCAGCGTTGCCGGTGATCGTTGCTGATGCACCGGTGCGCACCCAACGGTCCAAGGATTGCGTGAGCGTGGCGACGGTTTCCTCCGGGTGGCTCCCCCACAGGCTTCCGGCCGCCCATTTCACGGTCCCCCTGATCCGGTCGCGGTCAACTGGTTTCCCGGGGCGCGGCGTGAACGGTTTCGTCACACCGGATTTGCTGCGCATCTGCTCATACCATTGCGCGGCAGCCACGCCAGACAGTCGGCTGTAGTCAACCCCCAGGGCATCCACGACCTCGATCAGATCATCCCTGGTCTGCTCTGGACGGCTGGGGTCCATGAGCTTCCAAGCACGTGCCAGATCGCGTCCTGCAAGCCAAGACAGGGTGGTGGTGGCTTTGCGCTGCCTGGCAACATCGGCTGGGGTGATGACACCCACTACCGTTCATCCTCTGCTGGCTGCTCCGGACTGGAGGCAACCGCCTGAGCCAAATACCGTTCATCGATATTGGCATCGGCGAGGCGATTCAGCAGCCCATTCTGCGACCATTCGGCCTGCATCTGCTCGATCTCCGAGGTGGTGAACCCGGCGCGCTGCAGAGCCACCGTCGTCCCGGCAACCTTAGGCAGGGCCGACACCGTCTTGACGATGAAATCAGAGGAGGCCTGCGGAGACACATAGCGTGCCGGTGTCCACGACAGGTGGACGTTCCACGACTCCTCCGGTGGGGCATCCAAGCCTTCCGCAACCATGAGAACGTCCTGCAGGATGCGCAGCAGGGGACCGTTGAACACCCTCCACTGGTACTCGGCCTCATCGGAAAGGGCCACCTCGGCGGCCTGCATGGCCTCCGCTGATGCCGGATTGTCGGCAAACAGCCCTACCGACGACTGAGGCAAACCAGTGGCTGCACAAAAGTTCTGGGCCAGCTGCCGATACATGCTCAGATGCGGCTCCATCGACATCTGCGTGAACTGGCCAACCGTCGGATTCTCGCCCTCGTCGTTGGGAGACAAGGCGAGGACACGGCCAGTGACAGCACGCCACCTGTCCTGCATCGCCTCCATCTGATCGGCAGAGGCACCCAGCACGTAGCGCTGCGGGGAAGCAAAGAACTCCGCCGAGGTCTCCGCCCTGACAAGGGTTCGCACCGCGGCATCGGTAAGATAGCGCACCTCTCGAGAGATACGGGAATGGCCGAATGGCCTGGAGATCTCGGGGGAGTAGACCAGCGGCTCCACCATGATCCGCCGCGACGGGTTGTCAAGACGATCCACGGACCACACATGCTTCTCGGCGGTGGCGATGATCGTGGCATCCAGCGTGTGCAGGATGAACCGGGAAGGCTCCGATGTCACCAAGCCGGGAATGTCGGCGTCCTGCTCGGTGGTGTCGGTGATCTCCAGGGCGGCGTCGATCATGCCGGAGCGGGCATTCCAGTGGGCGGTCGTCCACAGGCCGTCGCGGGCGCGCACCACCACCGGCGGTTCACCTGCCGACTCATCGCCCGGGGCAACCGTGAGGAACGCCACTGAATGCTTGTAGGCGGCCGTGATCGCCTGCATCAGGGTCAAGGTGAAGTCGTTGCGCTGCAGGATGCCGCCGATGTCGAACGGGTCGATCTGCCCATCCAGCGTGTAGCCCTCCCAGACGTGCTTGCGGGCCAGCGCCTGCACCGCCTTGGCAGGCCATCCCAGGGCGGCACGAGTACGTGCCATCTGAGGGGGAACCGAGATGCCCAAGTCCTGCAGGGCACGGTGCCCTGCATAGTAGGTGTCGAGCAGGAGATTCTTCGGTGTCGTGCGTGCCAACGTGGCCCACAAGTCGGACAGGGTGCGCTGCTCGTCGTCAGACAGGTCAGCCACCACGGGTGTGCTGGAGAACATCACAGGATCGTCACCCCTCCTCGATGACCGGGACGCCGCTTCGTCGTCGCAGCACCCCAATGGGCCAACGTCACTGCATCCAGCAGGCTCGCATCCGACCCGGGAGGTGCAGCCCAGCCGAACCCTCCACGGGTGCCGATCTTGCGGCGTGTCACCGTTGTTGCCTGCTGGTCCAAAAGTTCATTGTCCACATGTCGCAGCGTGCCGTCGCGCAGGCCGGCAAGCAGGCCCGCATGGGCTGCTGTCACCTGGTCCACCGACGGGGTCCAGATGACGCGGGCGGGAACCTTCGCCGAACGCAGCTGGTCCACCAGCCACGCCGAACCCGATTTGCCATCCACGACGATCTGGGATGTGTTGGCGAGCCGGTCTGGATCGGTGAGGAAGTCCACCAGCCAACTGGTGCCCTCTCCGGTCGAGGCCTGACGTACACCATCGACAACGATCAGTTTGGCGTCCTGCTTGACGGCAACCCCCAGCCCGACGGCTGCACCGTCTGCGGAGAACTTCACTGCCCAGCAGCGCGGTCCATCACCGGCCCGATCGATCGCCGCGTCCATCCACGCCTGACGGTCGATGGCGGTCGAAACCGTGTCGGAGTCCCAGATTCCCATGCCCTCACGGCGGAACGATTCCTCACCCAGCTGGCGGCGCATACGCAAAATGGCCGCCTCCGAGGTGCGGCGGGGAAACGATGGGTTCGCCCTGGCCCACACCTTCCGATCCGACAGGTCGGCATCATCGGGAGCGCCAATCTCGACATAGGTGCCACCCACCATGTCGCCCTTCAACGCAGAGCGGCGAAACTCGATGAACGCCTCGGCAGGGTCGGTGGGGCGCGGCGGGGTGCCGATACGGATGGCCAGCCCCAGATCGGACGTGTTCAGGGTGGGCACCATGCCGTCCAGAGCCTTCTGCGACAGAATCTGAGCCTCATCGAACACGATCAGGTCCACGCCGGGAATACCGCGACCGAACCCGGCCTCGCGGGCACCGAACAGGATGCGCGACCCGGACGTGAACTCCAAGGCCTGCTTACCGTTGCCGGCACGCACCTTCGACACGTACTGAGACAAGCCCGGCCGGTTGGCAAGGTTCTGCAACGCCAGGAACGTCTCATCCGAGGTGCGAGTGTGGTGGGCAGTCCAGATCATCATGCCGTCGGCGATCACCGCAGCCAGACCGAACACCAGAGCGCCCACCGTGTAGGTCTTGCCCACCTGACGAGGGATCGACACCTCCACGCCATCCACCTTGTTGACGAACTCGCCATTGGCGTCCTGGGCGAGGATGAGGCGGGCCAGATCATCCTGCCAGCGGTCGAAGCCCATACCGGCCTGCTCGCACACCTGACGGGCCACCGGCCATGCCGTCGAGGCGATCCCGTCGGGGTAGACGAGGTGTTTCGCTATCGAGGACAGGTGGGGTTCAGACACCCGTCCAGCCTTCAGCTCCTACCGCCTTGCGGACCTTCGAGACCTGCGGGGTCACCGGGGCAGTGGCGCCTGCCAGCGCACCAGCCTTCTCGGCCTTGTCCAGCAGGGACTCCAGGGACTTCAGTGCTGCCGTGCGGTCGCGGGCAGCCTGATCGGGATCCTCGGCGATGGAGGCTGCCGTCTGGAACATGGCGTCCAGGATGCGCAACTTGTCGCCGGACTTGTAGGCTGTCTTGATCTTCTCGGACTTCACCCGACGACGTGGCGACGGGGTTTCGTCGGTGACGAGCTTCAAAGCCATGTCGCACCTCCGTGCAAGGTTATTCAATGTTGTGAAAAAAGTTTCATTTAACGATGTTCAGTACCACCGAGTCATCGTGGAATCC